TCGCCGTCAACGTATGAGCCCATAACGACGCCGTTCGGCTGAATGTCCGCCCAAGAAAGCCCCTCGACGCCCGGGATACCGGCCTCGGTCGGCGTGGCAGGGTACGCGATTCCGGCGTAAACGAAATTCTTGTCCACGACGCGAACATCGCTCACGCGGTCGCCCCAACCAAAAACGTCGGTGAACCCATACCCGCCCGCGATCAAGCGGCCGTCCATGTTTCCGACCGCTCCGGGGATCTCAACCGAAAGCGTGCAAGTCGTCCCGACGAACGGCTGTTCATCGCTTGCGAGAACCAAGTCCTTGTCGCTTTTTTCCTGTGCTGTCGTGACTTGGGAGTTCAGGACGGCGTCGGCTTTGAAATTGGTTTCAAAGTCGGTCTGCTCCGCGCCCGCGTCCTTGACGATATTGTGCGAAAGAATGAACGGCGGATCAATGGCAAAAACCTGATACGCGTCGTCGCTCTCAATGTATTTGAGCTGCGCGCCAACGGCCAAATGCCTTTTCAATTCCGCCCAATTTACGCCTTGTGGTTCCATTTGGTTCCCTTTCGCTTACTCATAAACGACCGTCCATTTGGTTGTGCCAGCCGTAACGATGGTAAGCCCGGTCGTGAATTTCGCGTCGTATCCCGCACAAGTTCCCGGGGCCGAGCCGCCGGAAGTCGTGACCAAAACCATGATCGGCGCAGCGGCGGAGGTATTGTTATACGCCGTAATCGTGTCGCCGTTGCCGCCGTTCGTGCCCAAGCAAATGCGCTTGAGAACCCCACCGCCCGATTTGAGCGTTGAAGTCGTGGCGGTCGCGAAATACGCGGGCGTCCCGGCCATGGTCGCGAGCGTCGGGAAAAGGAATTGACTCCCGCCGTCCACCGATTGCGGCGTAATGACTTTTCCGTTCACTTCCGCAAGCGAGATCGGCAAATTGTTAAGCTGGGTCGCGGGCTGGATAATCCCATAAGCCGTGTCGATTCGTAATGTCGTCGTGGCCGACGCGCCCGTATTCGTGAAGCTCACCTTAACGTAATTGCCGTTAACGACGCCCGAGCGCGAAAAGCCCGCGCCAGCCGTGACCGCGAATGTCTCAGCCAATGTTAGTTGGGTTCCGCCCGAGTCAATATACTGGCGGACGTACATTGTGCCCGGCTGATCGGAAACGGCCAGAATCGAATAGGTCGGCTGATTCTTCGTATCCTCGGGCGTTCCATTGAAAGTCGCCCCGGCCGAAAGCTGGGCCGTTGTGCTATTCACCGTACTAAAAAAGTATTGAATCCCAACCGGGATGACCGGGAGCGCCTGAACCCCAGCCGCCAAAATGCTTTCGACCACATTGCCAGCCGTATCGACGATTTTCGTTTTTTGGTCGCCGCTTGTCTGGTTCGCGCTTGTCGCCGCGCCCGCCGGGAGCGGAAGGGATGCGGCCGAAACGGGCTGGGTCACGCTTGAGCCATCGACCGGGACGCGGCCCGAAACCGGGCTCGGGAGCTTGCCGTCAATGGACGAAAGCGACGAATTCGCCGTCGTCTGATTCGCGCTTGTCGCCGCCCCCGCTGGGAGCGGAAGGGATGCGGCCGAAACGGGCTGGGTCACGCTTGAGCCGTCAACGGGAACCTTGCCCGAAACCGGGCTCGGGAGTTTGCCGTCAATGGACGAAAGCGACGAATTCGCCGTCGTCTGATTCGCGCTTGTCGCCGCTCCCGCTGGGAGCGGAAGGGATGCGGCCGAAACGCCGACCGGCGTCGGGAGCGTGGTCACATACACCGGCCACGCGCTTGCGGACGGGGCGGGCTCGCCTTGATCGACCGTTGGGTAATAAGCGGAAAGCGCGTTGAGCGCCAAGAACAGACCAAGCGCCGACGCGCCAAGGAAAATTTTTCTTACCATAGATGCCATTCTCCCGCGATGGCGACAAGCTGGACGGCTTGGAATTTCTTATTAAGCGCAAGCGAAAGCTGGCCGTCAATCGTCTGGCTTCCAAACGGCGTGATCGTCACGTTGCCCGTTCCGATGTTTTTCACAAGAACAGTCATCGAAAGCGACGCAATATCCGGGAGTGTGATCGCAAGCGCCACGGCCGAATCAAAGACAACGAACGTGTCATTGACCGTAATGGGGCCGCTCGCCGTGATCGTCCGAAAAGAAAATGTTTGCGCCGTTACGAGATCCGAGATCACGCCCGCGTCGTTAATTTGCTTAGCGTGCTTATCAGCACTATCGACAAAAATTTCGCAGTACCCGGCCGGTGGCGTTTCTGGGGCTGTGCCGCTCAATAATCTTACGCGCCCGCCGCTCATCGGAACACCACAAGCGAGCCGTCAAGAATTAGGGTTTCCTCGGCCGTGAAAAGCGAATGGACGACCATTTGCTTGCGCGCGAAAATCCTTTTTGTCTGGGTTAGAAACTCGACGCCCGAATGGTAATCGATCTCTTCTGTCACGGCTTGCATTTCCGAAGATTGAAACCCATTCGTCGAATTGTCAAACGGAGTTTGCCCAGCGGTCTGTGTCCGCCCGAATTGAAACCGCCCCATTAGACCGCCCCCCGATTCAAAAGCGCCTCGTATTTCACGCCAGCCGTCGAGCCTTTGACGACGATTTGCGCGACGCTCCCGCGCGGCGTCCAGCCGATATACTCGCCCGGCGAAAGCTCTAAGAACGTCGCGCCCGCGTCGAAAGAAACCAAAAGCGTTTTCGTGTGCGGCGTATTGGTCGAAGGGTTCCGGATCAGGCAATCGCGGATCGCCGCGCCCGGGCTTGACGGGATTGAGATCGGCGACGTCCCGACCGTCGCCGCGTATTGGGTCGTCGTGCCCGTGTCGGGGAATGAGCCCTCGGGGGCGAGCCCGACCCGAAGCGCATACTCGGCCTTGTTGCCCGGAATAAGCTCAAGCCCGCTTTTCTTTAGAACCTCAAGCCCATGATCGCGAACCGACATACAAACGCCCTCATTGAAAAAATATATTGGGCAAAACTTTAAGAGAGATCAACCGACTTTATATCAATCGCAATGTCATCCGGCGGAACGAACCAAAGGAACCAACGCTTGCCGTCCCAAACCGGCGAGCCATAAATCTGAACCCGGAACCCGAGCCTTGAGAGAAACAGGACCAAAAGCTCGGGGCGCTTCGCCGAAACATATCTGAGTCGCGTTGTCGCCGGTTTCATTTTTTAACTTTCCTCGCGCCGGTCAAGGCGGCCGCCCTGTTCCCGTCGTCCGCGCGTCCTCGCCGGAAGCGACTGCGACCGGGCATTACCGGCCCCGCCGCCCGAGAAATTCTTTTTCCCGGCCCGGGCCATAAGCCCGAGCCGGGATTTTCTCTTTCAGCCTTAAGAGATCGTGACGACGCGGAGGTCATCAAGCTGCTTCAGGCCGTAAAGCGTGTCGAGATTCACGCGGGTCGCGCGCTTGCCATCCACGCCCAAGTCGTATTCTTTGACGTCCATTCCCTGTTGGGCGGCCATCGTCATGAATGACTTGTGGAACAGATAAGTCACGTTGCCCGCAAGGGTCGTAAAATGCGGCATGAACCCGAGCAGCGAAGTGGGGATCTCGCCCGTCTGAAGCGGCGCGCCCGCGAGCAGGAAATCGCTCGAAGTGAAGCCAGTGATATTGAAAATATCATTGACCTGAGCCGACCCGACGACCATGTGGCGGTCGGAAGCCGGGACGTCCTGCGCGTCGAGCAATTCCTTGCCCGCGAGCAAATCCGCCAGCGCGAGAGTCGTCCCAACCGCGTAAGCGATGGAGTGGTCAGGAGCGGCGGCATTCGGGACGATTGCCGCGATGATCGTCGACTGAATCTTTTTCAAGATTGAGTAAACGGCCAGTTCGCGGAGCTTATCCATGTGCGGGAGCGACTGAGCAATCGCTTTCTTGGTCACGATGAAATCCTTGACCACGCGCTTGTTAATGACAAGCTGCTGGCTCGAAACCGTGATCGCTTCGGCGTCGTTCGCGTCGGCTTCGGCAAGTTCGGTGCCTTCATTGAATTGCGGGAAACTCGCGATGTTCACCGTGTCGCCGAGATCGGAAATCTCGCCTTCCCAGTCTTTCGCGATGAGCGAATTAAACGGGAGATCGGCGAGCAGCACGTCATAGTACCGCTGGGACCAAATCTCGGGAACGATTGCGGAGAGATGAGTCGCCGCCGTCATGAAAGCATCTGCCATTGTATGCCCCTTTCGTTTTTTCGGGCTTGGTTTTCCTTCGCCTTACCGGCGCAAACCGTTTGCGCGTTGGCTTTGGAATGTTTTAAACATTGCGTGGTAGCCGCTCAAGTCGCCGGATTTCTTCCCTTCGGCTTCGGCCTTGAGAAGCATCGCGGGCGTGATCGGCTCACCGTCGATCACGCGCGTCCCGTCCGTATTCACATTGGGCGCGCTTTTTCCGGCGAACCAATGCGGCTTGAGAGTCTTGAGCCGCTCGGCGAATTTGTCCGCGCCTAGAACGCTTGTCTTGCCCGTATTAGTAGTTTCAATCTGAACATCGACCAAGTCAAGCATTTCGAGATCCGACACGGCTTCCGCCCTGAGCCCGAGCGCCAAACACTTTTCTTGCACTGCGGCGAATTTCTTCCCTTCGACATAAGAGTTTCTAAGGCGGTCGCTTTCCTCGCGCGCGGTTTTCGCGTCGGTTTCATACTTCTCGGCGAGTTCTTTCCATTGACTCTGTTCCTTAAGTTTTGCGGTCTTTTCGTTTTCGCGCTCGGATTTCAGCCGTTCCATTTCCTTCTTGGCCTTATTGAGATCCGCGATAACGCGCTCATGATCCGCAAACGCGACCGTTTCTTTCTTGGGCTCTGGCGTTTGGTCCTGATTCTGATTTTCCTGATTCTGATTTTCCTGATTCTGGTTTTGGCTTTGGCTTTCGTCGGCCATACGGTTTCCCGCCTTTCTTATTTCTTGTTTGCACGTTCAATTAGTTGACGCAAGCGTTTTCCGTAAACGTCCCGGATTGCGCGCATGATCGAAACCGCCCATTCCGCCCCTTCGTGCGGGACAAGCGGCCGGGCTGGCATTCGGCTTGTCCCTTCTTGATGATACTCCGCAATGTTCTTTCGCTCGGCGCTTCCCTTGGTCATGCCGACCTCGATTACATGATCGCTCACGCGGCGGAACGAGTAACCAGAAAGCATTTCGCCGGTAAGATTTAGATTAACAGGGCGGACCTTTTTCCCGGGATACGAGTTTCCCTTGATCGCCGATTTGTAGCTTTCCGAGTATTTGTCAAAGCGCCCCCACCCGCGCTCGGGGCTTTGGCCGCTTGCGATCATATCCTTGGCTTGATCGACGACCGTATGGCCGATGGCGCTCGCGGTCGCCCCGTCCACGAACTTGTCAAGAAATTCCAAAATTTGAAACCGCGTCGTGACCTTGGTCTTCGCCATTAGAGAAGCTCCAGAAGCCCGGCGTCGTCCAGAAACCGGACAAGCGACGGCGTGTTAGTTATAATTTCCCGGATATCGGCGCGCGAGAAATCCGGGAAATATTCGTCAAGCGCGTCGTAGAGCCCGGCCCGGGAGGACACGTCCTCGAAGTCGGACGGTTTGAATTCCATTTCGTCGCCGATTGCGTCCGCAATAATTTTTTCCATCTCACGTTGAATGCCCGGAACGAATTCGCCGTTTGTTTCGTCTGGCAGAAATTGCCGCCTTGGCGTGTTGTTTTCGGCCCCGCTGAATTTCAAATGGCCGTCCGCTTTCCACGCTTCCCGACCGAATATGCCGACCTCGATTCCGTCCCGCGTTTCGCGGAAGTCGAGCGAGTCGAGCATATCGCCAGAAAGTTCCATATTGGGCTCGCCGTTCAAGCCCTCGCCCTCTTTCTTGTCTTTGTACTTTGGCGAGAGATCCGGCCAGCTCGCGCCCGCGACTGGGCTCTCCGCATTCGCAAGCGACTTCAAAACGCTTTCGACGACGAACTCGCCCACGTCGCGCTTAACTCGCGCTTGAACCCGGGGCGGGAGGTCCTGAATCGGGAGCTCCAACGTCGTCGCTGTTTTGGTTTTGCTGCCCGTCGTTCCCTTGACTTTGATTTCCATTTGTCACCGTGGCGACCGCCGATTCCATACGACCCAGTTTCTCAGCCTCAATAGCCGTCAATTTTTCTTGCGCCTGTTCCTCGCTCAAGCTCGGGTCGTCGCGCATGAGCAGCTCGACCTCAGTATTAAGCCCAAGCTCACGCCGCTTGGCGATAATGTCGAGTTCTTCCGACTCGCTCATGACGGGCTTAGGGTCAGGGAAATTAAGAAGCACGCTTGCGGCCTCTTTCGGAACCGGGGCCGCCTTGAACACGTCCGAGAGAAGCCCGCGTTCGTCGAATACTTTCCACCATTTTTCGACCTTGCCCCAAACGCGCGGCTCGCGCTCGACGAATATCCGCGACTGCTCGGTAATGTCCTCAACGCTTTCGGCCTTATCAATCATCATTGCGACGCCGCTCGCGAAATCTTTCGAGCCCGAAAGCGAGATCGAGAAACCATGCGTTGAAAGATTATTGGTCGAGAGCATGAGCGCGACGTCCATCTCGATCAAACGGGAGAGTTCGTCGATAGGCGGGTTCGAATTGAGGAACCCGACTTCGGGCTTCGGGTCGTCGGTGCTTTCCTGCTCGATTTGAATACAATGGGTCGGGCCGACTTTGATCGTTTTCGGGAGATTCTTCCCGGTCATATACATTTGACCATAACCCTGCGAAACGGCGACATGGCGGACGTTCGTGATCATTGTATTGATTTTCACGCCCGCGTCGATGAGATCGCCGCCGCCCTTGGCCCAAAATTCGCCGTCTTGATCGCCCGCGATATTCACGAAGGGAAGCTCGCCGATCGGGTTATCGATTCCCGGGCCGGAAATGATTTCGCCCTTGGCGTTGGTCGTGAAATGTAAATTCTTTGTCCACCAAATGAAACGACGGGCGTCCTCGCCCGCCGCTTGTTCCGGCATGGACGCGCTCGATTCCCGAACCATGCGGGTCGTCTGATTCTGGCCGCGAACGGCTGGATTACTGATCGAGAAAATCGACTGGCGGGTCGGGACATAATCCGAAAGCACGACCGCAAGCGGGAGTTCCGGATTGTCCGAATCCTCGATTACGTCGTACTTGAACGGCGGAAGGATTTCGAGCTTGAGCGCGTACTTGCCGAATTCGTCCTTGACGGGCTTCGGGAAAACAAGCGTGTTCTTGAACGCCCTGAAATACCGATTCGCTTTCGCCATTTGCTCATTGAACCGCATGAGCTTGGCGAGTTCCTCGACTTGAGCCGTCGCAGCGTCGTTATTAGGGACCGTCCGCTTGACGCCGCCCGCGTAAACCTTGGCGAGCTTTTCCACGACCTTTCGCAGAATCGAAATGTTTGAGATCGCATATTGCATCTCGTAAACGGTTTCGGACTCGAATTGAGCTGAGAGAAGCGCGTAAACGTAATGATCGGTCGAGTCTTTCAGACACTCATACCCCTTGAACGCTTCCGCCTTGCGCCGCGTATTCGCCGCCGAATCGAAAGATTGAATGAGCTTTTTCCGCAACGCGGGATCGAGCAAGAATTCCTCTGACAAAACTTTAATCATGACCGGCCTCGTTTCAACGAATGGTTACGCTTCTATTCTCAGGCTTATGCCCGGAAAGCGGGAAAACCAAGTCAATAAAGTAATCCGCCCCGTCCGACGCATGAGTCAATTTCGGATTCTCTTTGATCTTCTCATAAGTCGCCGAATCCTGCTCGACCGCTTCAAAATCTTTCTTGAGCGCACGACACGTTTTCGGATTGAGCTGGATCAGCCCCCGCGCAAGCAAGTTATTCATGCCGAGCTGGCGGGCGCGGAAACGGGGGGCCGAGCTTCTCACTTTAATCCGATGCCAGCCGCATTCCTTCAGAATCGTGTTGTTTGACTTCGCCCCTTCGACCGCCGTATTCCGCGCCCGGCCCGCCGGATCCGGGTATAGCGTCGTCGTTTCCGGGTCGAGCCCGTACCCGAAAAGCGCGCGGCTCATTCGGTGAATATCGGCCCCGTCGTCGATCACGATCTGGTCGTAAGCAACGGCCTTCAATAATGGGCGACCGAATGAGTCGAGAACCGGGACGCCGTTCCCGTTCATAACCGACACGACGTGCCAGAGCGTTGCGACCATCGGGGCGACGTTGTAATCAAGGCTCACATGAGTTTCCAGCCCCGCAATCGCCTCAAGTTGAGCGTTGTCGTTCCGGGCAGGGTCATAGGCATAGTAGAACCTTGAGCCCTTCATATTGACGAATAAGCCCCTGAGATACGCGTCGAGCATTACCGGATCAAATGACTCTTCTAACGCTCGAATATAATCGTCGGAAAGGTTCGCGGCGTTGGCGCGCGTGTCGCCGTAAACGATCCGCGAGCGCGGAAGCGGCGTTTCAATGAATTGCTCATAGAGCCAATGCCCCGTTCCTTCCGGCGTCCCGGAGCTTGCAATCTGCGGGACGGGCGCGCTTTTGATTCTCACGCGGCCGATGACTTCTTTATAGCGCTCATACGGAATAAGCGTGATCTCGTTTCCGAGCGCGTATCCCCAATTAGGGCCACGAATCTTTTTCTCAGCCGTCACGATATAGAGCCGCCCGCTCGACCAAGGGAAGCAAAACCATTTGTCGGTTTTGTGGTACCGATACCGGACCCTGTTCTCATCGAGAATTTGTTCAAACAACGGGAGCAAATCTTTTTTGTAATCGGCAATCGACGGGACGACGCACCCGCCGGGTATCCCTTGGTTAAGCCGCGAAAGCTGAAACGCTTTCATAACCAAGCTGTAAGACTTGCCGCCCCCGAAGCCCGTTGAGAGGTGCAAATATTTCGACGTTATATCGTCGTGGAATTCAGCCTGATGCGGGACGCGAACGTAGCGGATTTTCATTCATGCCGACGAAATGAGCTTGGCTTTTTTTCCGGTGAAATCTTCCCAGCGTTTGACGATCACGTCGCAATAGTTTGGGCTAATTTCAATAAGCCGAGCGGCGCGGCCGGTTTTCTCGGCCGCGATGAGCGTCGAGCCCGATCCGCCAAACGGGTCGAAAACCAGCTTATCCGAAAACTTGCTGACAAAATGCTCGGCGAATTGTACCGGGAACACAGCGCCATGATTATGCGCGTGCTTATCTTTTTTCCCCGCCGGATTCATTCTGAAAATATTGTCCACCGTACCGCGAAAACTAGGACCGTGTTTCATCGCCCTAGACGGCCGTTCAGCGTTACAAAAAACAAAAACAAATTCCCATACGCTATTTAAAACACGCGCAGCCATCTGCGGCGGCGCGTGTTCTTTATCCCAAATAAACACGTCGATTGTTCTGTTCGCAAAAGTTCTCCAGTATTCCGGTAAAACGAATTTATTTCCAGCGAGTAGTTGTATATTTACGAATACTGTATCGCTAACAATTAACGCATTATTCGTGAAACTCACGCAAAAATCCAAATATTCTTGCTCTGTTTTGTGATCGGTTCTTTCTTCGTAAGCCGAATCTTTTCCACTTCCGTTGTACCCTCTCAGCTTCGCGTTGTCCCCAAGGTTGTATGGGGGGCTTGTAAAGCAAATATCAGCCTTCTCGCCCGCCATGAGCTTTTCAACGTCGTCGATCATGGTCGAATCCCCGCACAAAAGCCTGTGGCGCCCGAGCTGGTACACGTCGCCGCGAACCGTTTTCGCTTTGGCTGGCGCGGCGGGTATCGCGTCCTCGTCGGTTTTCCCTTCGACGGTTTCAACCGAAAGCAACGCTTGCCGCTCGCTTTCGTCAAACATTGTCAAGTCCAAATCGAAATCATCCGCGCTCAATTCAGAGAGCCATTTTGAGAGCGCCGGAAAATCCCATTCGCCCGCGCCTTTGTTAGCGGCGATGTTCGCCGCTTTCTCGCGCGATGCATCCCAATCGACTTCGCGATATGGGAACCGCTCGCCGAATGCGCGCAAGAAACCCTCGGCGACCGTCCCGGTTTTCGTTGGTTTCTTAAACGTGGTTACGATCTCGATCTCGGAATCCTTCGGAAAAACCTTGATGCGTTGATGCCCGCCAACCAATTGCTTCGACCGGCGATTGAAAACGACCGCGCCGAGATCGCCGAACTCGGCGAGCGAACGCGCAAGCATTTTTTCTTTACCGCCCGATATAGAACGCGGGTTTTCTTTATTGGGGCTTAACGCCCCGGCTTTCAGATTACGCGACATTTTCAGGCTCGCCGATTACGCTTTCGTCGCCGAAATCGAAATCGAGTTCCTTGTCGAGAAGCGCGTCCGGGCCATCCTCGCGGAAACCGTGAACAGCCTTCAGAAGAAAGATGCAAGTTGACGCGTTGTAATTCGAGATTCGCCCCATCATTCCGGCCATGGCGATTTGGAGGAGTTTCACGCGGTTCCCTTGTTTCGCGCAAGCCAACGCGGTTTTGAACTCGGAATGCTTCTTTCCCCATTCATAAAGCGTGTCGACGTGAACGTCGATTTTATCGGCGAATCCTTCGATGAACCCGCCGTTTCTGCAATGCTCGACAAGCAAGCCGCAATACTGCTCACGGTAATACGAGATCGGCCCGCGCTTGACGCGCTCCCCGGGCGCAAGCGGTGGGGCGGGGAATTCAAACTCGGGCTTACACTTCCGTCGTTTGTTTCGTCGTTTCGTTGCCGGTCGAATCATACGTCGTGACCTCACTTGTCTTTTGGTCTAATGCTTCCGCTTCCGCCCTGAATTCTTCGCGCGCCTGAGCTTCCGCTTTGAGCGTGAGCTTCGCCATGTCGCTCATGATTCTTTCTTCCGACTGGCGCTTGACGCATTGGACGAATACGTTCGTCATGTCGCGGACGGCGCGCTCAATCGCTTCGCGTTTCACGCTGAAACTCAAACAACCGAACTCACGCGCCAAATTGTCGATGAAACCCGGAACACGTTCATGCGTCCTGAGCGCCCGCTTGAGTTCCGAGTCGTCGATTCGCTCGATGGTTTCGCGGTATATCTGACGACAAAAATCCCGCGTGTCGGTATACGACGCGGACGGCATGGATCTCACGCTCAACGCTCAACGATTCCGCCGATTGCGGGCTGATCGAACTTGGCGCGCATGACGCTTTCGACCTTGGCCGCTTCGACGTTTGGTTGTCTGAGCCGGATTTTCTGCGAGCCCAAATATTCGGCGTCGTGCGAATGCGAGTCGTCGGGCATATCGACCGCGACCTTGACCATCCGGCCATTGGGCAGTTTCTTTTTTGCGTATTGCTTGGCCTGAGAAACCAAAAGCGTCGGCGCATTCCCGGGCGACTGGCTCACTGTGATTTCGTGGAAATGCCCGCCGACTGGCGAGCAAGTCGTTTGCGCCCGGCCCGACGAATCGACCGTGTGAAAAATATGACAATGCTCAACCGAGACCCAATTCTCGGAACCATCCCATGCGGTATTCTTCCGCATCTTAGCGACCTTGAGCTTGAATAGATCATGGTCGACGTCCTGAGTTCCGCGATACACGCGGGGCTGGGACGCTTCGGCGGCCGGGGGCGTTTGGATTTCGGGCGATTCGGTTCCCGCTTCAAACGCGCCAAATGATTCGAGCGACTCTGATTCCGTTTCCTGCGTTGCTTGCTTTCTCGGCCTTGCCATTCGTCGCCCCCTTGGCCCGTGTCGAGCCTTGTTTTAGTTTCCGCCCGGGATGGCCCCGGCGTCAATTCTTTTCGCTTACGACGAAAGCGGGGGCTGCGTCAAGCCTGCAAAACAGAAACGCCCCCCATGCGCTCAAGGACGGACGCATAGGGGGCGCGTGGCGTTGTGGGCCAATACTGCTCAAGCCATGTCAACGGGAGCGCCAGCCGAAACCTGAACCTCGACGGCTTCGCCCGGGAGAAGGTCAACGGGCAGGGAACCCATGATCGCCTTCATGCCTTCGCCGAGATCGGCGTCGGCGGAAACCTGAACCAAGCAAGAACCCGTCGCGCCTTTCGGCGTGAACTCGGCGCTCATGCCGCCTTCGGCGACGACCAAGTCGCCAAGCGCTGGGTCGGAAACGGACCAAGCGGGAGCGCCGTCGGCGACGGCGGCGTTTCCAAACTTGTCCACGAGCTTGATCTCAAGCGGGAGCTTCTGGGTAACTTTCATCTGCATTTTGTCGATCTCCTCGCCCATGGTTTGAAAAACGATTCGCGCGGCTTCGGGCGGTTGAAGCTGGCGAATGATTTCGTCAAGCCGTGACTCGACGACGAAAAAGCGAAAATTGTTTTTGGCGGCGGCTTCTTCGAATTGGGCGTCAACGTGGGATTCGAGCCGCTCAAGTTTGTCGCCGATTCGAATACCGAGTCGCGCGACTTCGGCGCGGGCAACGCGAAGCTCGGTCAAAATTTCATCGAGCCGCGCGAGAATTTTTCCCGCAAGCTCGGCGAGCGATTTGAGATCGGACCATAGCGCCATGCCCGGGATTCTACCCGCCGGGCGCGGCTTGTCAACGGCTTAAAAAACTCGGAATTTTTTGCGGCAAGTCATAACCAAATGAACGCCGCGATTACGATCATCACGCCGCCCGCGCTGCAAAGAATAATTGCCAAGTGAACTTGATCGTCGTGGCTCATGAACTCCAAACCTCCGCGCTTTCGAGCAGGGCCAGAAACTCGTCGAATGGCAGGACGGCCAACGGCTCGGCGTGGTCGCCTTGCGTGACCAATACCGGGATCTCAAAAAGCCGATTGCACTGAATCTCCGCAATCGCCGTCACGGGCGAATACTTCCGCCCGCGTTTGCATTGAAAGCGAAAGCGCCCCGTTTCCTGCAAATCAATCCCGCGCGCATCGCGCGCATGGTATTCGAGCTGGCGACGCGCTTCCGGGAAAATTCGCCTGAGCTTGATCGCGACCCATCTTTCGAAACTTAATCCTTTTTGACGACTTAATTTCCCCATAAATGCCCCCAAGATTTTTCCAAACGAATTTCTCTAATCGTCGTCCCACCCACGCCAAAAAAAGCACAGAGTTCCCGCGTTGGCAAACTTGAATAACGGATTGCGATCACGTCTTGCTCGGAAAGTTTCGCGCGAATATTTTTAACGCCCTTGTTTTTAGGTATACTCATCCGACCGGCTTCCGCTGAATATCTCGTATTCTCCCCGGGGCTCATAATTTCTAAATTAAAAATCCGATTGTCCGATCGATTAAAATTTATATGATTTATTTGAAACCCGGGCGGAATCTCCCCGTGAAAAAACGCCCAAATAAACCTGTGCGCGTAAACCGTAATCGGACCCGAACCAGCATACGCATTAAACTTTAGATACCCGGACGGTTTTTTGCACAAGCGAATTTCCTTTTCCCGCCCTGACCACTGAGAGAAAATCCGCCCGCTTGTTTTTGCGTGGTAAATCCCCGACCGCATGATTTCGAATTCCGCGCCCATATTCAAAATCCCCAATCGAAAAAGCCCGACTCGGCGAGCGAATTAATAACCACGCCGAGCGCGAGCCCGAAAATCGCCGACGCCGCGTAAGCGGCGGCGTGTTGTAAACACCGTAGCGGCTTGTAACGTCTAAAACCATTTCCTAACATATATATAAAACCCCTATTCCTTTCCTAAAATAAACCCCTTATCTTTTTATAATGGTATTACAGTGTATACAGTATTTACACGCACGGGATCATTGAAGTTTTTTTCCGCTCCCGGTGTATATACTGGTATTACAACGCCGAAAAGCGGCTGGTGTATACAGATTTTAGCCGCGTTTAATTCCGGAAAAATCATTTTTCGGTCCTTGTCCACCAATTTGCAACGCCTCTTTTGGTCCGTTTCAGGGCTTTTCGAAAGCCCATTTTCCTTAAAAGCCCCCCGACTCGCATCTGCTCGCCCTTGTCCATTCGGGTTCCGGCCATCGGCCCGTGGTCGCCAAAAAGGTCGGCCATGTGAAAACACGAAAGGTCGAACGGGAAATTTTCAACGCTCGCCGCATGGTCAAAGAAATCCGCCAACCGCTCTTGAAGCGCGTCATACGTTTCCCGCTTTTCCTGCTCGGCTTTCGCCCCCTTGAGCGCCTCTTTGTCCGCCAAATAAAGCGGCTCGCCCAAGTCATAAAACCAACGCGCTTCCGCGAATAGCTGATCGCGGTCGCGCTTGATCTCATCGAACTTGCAATCGCCGACCGACACGGGCCAGAAGCGGCGGTTTCCGGTCATGTCGCGCAAGTATTCGTCCGAGTTCGTGGTCCCGAAAAACACACACTGGCGCGGGATTTTGATCGGCCGCTCGCCGTATGGCACGCGGATTCGATCGACTGTCCGGCTCATGAACTCTTTGAGCTGATCGACGTCCGCCTTCCGCAAGCTCGAAAGCTCACCGAGTTCCACGGCCCATACCCCGCCAATCGACAAAACCGCGTCCTTGTTTTTGATGTCGATATGGGCGTCGGTAAACCATTCGTCACCGGCCAAAAACCGAATGAGCGTTGACTTGCCGATTCCTTGCGAGCCTTCCAGAATCAGGACGCAATCGAACTTGGCCCCCGGATTCATCACACGCGCGATCATGGCGACCAATGACTTGCGCGAGATGGCCGACAAGTATGGTTCCTCAGCCTGAGCCCCGCAATACCGAGCCAGCCACGAATCGATGCGCGGGACGCCGTCCCATTCGAGCCTGTCCAAATACTCCCGAACGGGATGAAACGAATTCCGCCGCGCGATATCGCTCACCGCTTCGCTTACGAGCCCGGTCGGCGGCTCGAATCCGAAATGGTTCGCGAACCATACCTTGACCGCGATCAAATGCCCGTCGTCGATTTCGTCGCCAGCCCGAGCCCCCCACGGCGTCGCCCGCCCATGGATCTCATACCCGGTGAACAGGTTCTTTTTGAACACGCCCGGCCCGACCTCATTCTCTAAAACTAGGATGACATTTGCCAGCGTCCCTTTTGGTTTCCCGGTCCCATTTTGGCCCCCGCGCTCAAGCCCCATGCGCCAGTCGGCGGCCCCCACTAGATCGCTTTTCTGTGCTTCCGCTTGGTCGTCATCGAGCGGCTCGCCGCGCACGACCTCGCCGCCGTATTCGGCTTCTAAGCCCCCAAGTTCAAGCGCCCGGGCCAGCGTGTACCGGCTCAACCAAAACGCCGCACGCCGCCTGTGCTGCTCTAATACGGGGCGCTTGCAATGCCGGTACGGGCACGCCCCGAGCGCCGTACTCGGGTCAGTCAAGACTGTCAGAATCTCATCCCGCCCAAAGCCCGACGCATTCAGTTTCAAACACGCCGAGAAAAGCGCCTTTGAATGATCGTCAAATCCTTCCGCGTCCTCGCACAACGCCCGGAGTTTCTCGTTTGAGCGCGGGTCGTCTTTGAGAGAAACTGGAACGGGCGACCATTTGAATGACAAGAAATCGCCCGAGCCCCCCAATCGCCCAGCCGCCCCGGCCGCAAGCCCCCCGATAGCCCGGCCGGTTTCGGCCCCCTTATTCAGCGCAAGCTCGGGAACCATGCCCGTAAACGGAACGACCCAACGATACGCGGCCCCCGTATCGGGATGGATCGACGGCGGCAGAACCATTTGCCGCCCTTCGGTCATAAGCGAAATCTCCCAAGCGGGCCTGAGCCTATAGCCCGCCTTTATTTCGTCCGCGCTCATGGTTTCCATTTCCCTGCGCGATGGCTTGACCGATGGCATTTTGACGCGCGTTTCCTCGCTCGACTGCGCGAGAACCCGGCCCCGCTCGGCCCCCCGGGTCGCGACATATATATGACGCGAGCCATTGCCCCGCCCTGATTCGACGCTCGGGGCCGACTCATGCCCCGGGAAAATCTCAGACAACCGCGCCCGCATTTCATCTGCAAAAAATGCCTCGGTTCCTTTCACGTCGCAGTCGATGCAAGCCAAGAGAAACCCGCCGTTCAACCGCGACGCGCTCCCGAGCCTTACGCCCACGTTCCCGCCAAACGGGTATGAGTTTTTTAACTCCGGCCACGACTCGCGCGGGCCGGTTGTCCAGCCCGCTTTCGCCGGGCGCTTCTCGCGCGGCATGAGCCAGTGAATCGCCCAGCCCGCGTCATGTAAACGCTTCGCTTCCGAGAATACTTTAGCCTTGTCAATTCCGCTCACGGGCTCACCACAATTTCCCGCGATAGGTGTCGCGAACGAGATCATTATAATCAAACGCCCCCCGGCCCATGACGATCATGCGGACGGCCGTCCGGGTATTAGGCTGGCATTCTTTTCTAAGCCAGCGAGTGACTCCGGGTTCGGTCATCCCGAGCGAGCGCGCCAAAACCTGAGCCCCGCCGATGGAACTAACCCAACGCACAAACGCCCCGGGCTTCTCGCCCGGGCGTTTCTTCTCTGTCATAAAAGCCCCCTTGATTTGTTTGAAAGATGAGAGGAAACCCTAAGCGGCCCCCGCCGCGTTGTCAAACTTTTCATTTTCTCGCTTGCCATTTCTCCCGCCCCGGCATAACCAACGATCTCCAGCGATCAAGGACAACGCCGGAAAAAGAGAAAACGAAAACACGGGACCAAACGGGGGCGTTTGAAATGGTTATCATGTTTGACGGCGCGCGATTCGTGGCGCGTTGTCTTTTCGATGAACGGTACAAACCAAAACAAGCCGGGTTCGTCTGGGATTCGTCGGCTCAAGTCTGGTACACTTCGAGCCCGGGAATCGCCTCGCGCCTGATTCATTACGCGGATGAGCGAGCGAAAAAAGAAATTGAAAACTCGGCTTTGGTCGTGACCAATTGGGCCGGGGCGATTCCTGTTCCGCCCGGGCTCGATCCGCTCCCGTTCCAAATTAACCAAGCCGTTCCGTTTGCGCTTTCCCGCAATCGTTCCTATTTGGCGCTCGACCCAGGCTTGGGGAAAACCATTTGCGCCGCGCTCATTAGAAACGCGCTTTCGTATCCGACCGTGTATATCTGCCCGCCGTTTCTCATGGGCAACGTCGAAGAGGAATTCGCCAAATGGTCAACCGGCCAGCCCCGGATTGTGAGACTAGAACACTTCAAGCGCGCGAGTACGGCCGACATTCTTATCGTGCCCGACTCAATGCTCGCCAGAGAAACCACGCTTTCGAGCGTGATCGGCTTCGCGGGTCGCAGAAAAACGCTGCTCATTATAGATGAGGCGCATCGGTTCAAAACGCTTTCAAGCGAACGCTCAAAAGCCCTGTACCGAAAGATTCAGCCCGCTTTCACGCATTCGGTTTTCTTGTCGGGAACTCCAATGCCTAACCGGCCCATGGAATTGTTTCCGGTCATATCCCGAAATTGCCCGGAGCTGATCGATCACTTCGACCAATTCCGTTTCGGGCTCAAATACTGCGCGGGATTTCAGGGGCCGTGGGGCTGGGATTTCTCGGGCTCAAGCAACGTGGGCGAACTCTCCAAACGCATCATGGGTAAGTTCATGCTTAGGGTCAAGAAAGCGGACGTCCTGCCCGAGCTTCCCGAGAAGTCGGAGGAACTAGTTTTCGTGGACGACGACTTGCCCGTCGAGCTTGCCGAAATGTCCCGCCACATTTTGAACAAGTACAGCCCCGAAGACCTCATGCGCGGTCGGATCGGCGAGGAACAGTTAGCGACTTACCGGCGAAAGCTCGGGGCCGTGAAAGTGAAACCGGCGTTAGACTTTCTGCGCAACGTGCTTTCTGGCGGAACCGAAAGCGTCCTTGTATTCGCGCATCATAGGGACGTAATCTCGGGGCTCATGGCCGGGCTTTCCGAATTCAAGCCCATGGCGATCACGGGAAGCGTCGAGCGCGATGAGCGATTCGAAATTGTGAAAGAGTTTCAGACGAACCCAGACAAGCGCGTCCTGATTCTGAACATCACGGCGGGCGGCGTTGGTTTCAATCTGACGAAAGCAAGCCGCGTCGTATTCGCCGAATTCTCGTGGGTTCCGGGCGAGAATGACCAAGCAATCGACCGGGCTCACCGGATCGGGCAAAATGAAAAAGTTTTGGTTCAGTATATGCTGCACCGAAATTCCGTTGACCGGGCGGTTCTCGAAACCGTACTGGCGAAGCGGAAGCAAATCCAGAAACTCGCGTAAGCGAAAACCCGAAAGGCAATTACTCATGATCCAATCTATTACGTTCACTATTACTGCAAACCCGAAAAACGCGGCGGCCCTGCTCGCGGCGCTTGAGCAAATGGACGGCGGAACCCAAGCCCCGACTCAGGAAACCGCAAACGCCCCGGCCCCCGTGGCCTCGGCCCCGCGCGGTCGTGGCCGTCCGCCCAAGCAAGCCGCTCCCGCGCTCGACGAATCCGACGAATCCGAAGAAACGGAAACGGAATCGTTTGACGGGCTCGACGACGACGCGGAAGAAACCACGCCCACCATGTCGCTTGACGAACTCAGGAAAGGGCTCAAGGAAATCGGGAAGCCCGACGCGATTATGAAAATGTTCAAAACCAAGTTCAAGGTCGGCAAGCTCACCGACTTGGATTCCGAGCAGTACGCAGAAGCCCTCGCGGCCGCGCGCAAACTGAAGTAAACGACCGATTGAAAGCTGGGGCTCAATGCTCCCCAGCCTTCTAGGGCTCGGGGCTGGGGATCGCGCGGACCACACAGCCGCGACTTTTTCCGGCCCCGAGAATTTTCCCGGCTCAAGGACGCATCGACATGAAAAAAGAAATTGAAAAGAAAGCTCATGCGCGATTCAGCGCTAGTGGTTCCGAGCGTTGGCTCAATTGCCCGGGCTCGATCCGCGCTTGCGACGGCTTGCCGGAACAGCCGCCCGGCCCTTACGCGCTTGAAGGAACGGAAGCCCATTCCGTTTTGGAAAAATTACTGCGAGCGTACATCGACGGCGAGCGTCCGTACACGCTTTCCCGGGATCTCGAAACAGCCCACGGGAAAGACAAGGTCGCTCACGCCCTTTCCGCTTTCAAATGGATCGAAGCCCGTCACGCCCAAGCTAAAGGGGCTAAGGTATTGTGCGAAACCAAAGTCGAGCTTCCGGTTTCGGAAGCCGGGCAATTCGGGACGGTTGACGCTGCAATCGTCGAAGTGTTTGGCCGCTTGGTCGTGTTTGATTACAAGTACGGCCAAGGCGTTCTAGTGAGCCCGCGCGAGAATTCGCAGCTCATCTATTACGCGTTGGGCCTCGCGAGCCTTTACGATTTCAATTTCGAGTCAATCGAGCTTGTCATATTCCAGCCGCGCGCGGCGGATTCGGACGGCGAAACCGTCCGCGTCCATGAGATGACGCCCGATGAGCTTGCGAGCTGGCGCGAGAAATTCGAGTCGGGGATTAAGGCGGCCAAATCCAAGCGCCCTCCGTTCGCCGCTGGCGCATGGTGCCGATGGTGCCCGGCCGCGCCGCATTGCCCGGAGCTTGGGGCGAAGTCGCTCAAGCAAGCCCGGATCGAATTCGATTCGGTCGGGAAAAACGCCAAGCCCCCGACCGCCGAGCTTCTCCCGAAGCTCACGGCGGCCGAGATCGGGAACATTTTGCAAGCGGGCGAACGGGTCGAAGAATGGCTTTCGCGTGTCAGGGAACACGCCGTTTCAATCCTGAACCGGGGCGGCGAAATCCCGGGCTGGAAAATGGTACAGAAAAGAAGCACGCGTAAATGGTCGGACGTCGACGCCGCGACCAAGAAAGCGAAGCGGCTTTTCGGCTCGCAAGTTTTCTCCGAGCCCGAGCTTCTGAGCCCGGCCCAGTTTGAAAAGGCAATGAAGGGGTCAGTCGCGGCCGGGGAATTCGTGACCGCAAACGCATCGAGCATTTCGAGCGGGACCACTTTGGTCGCCATGGACGACGCACGCCCGGCTGTTAATCTGCTCGCGAACGAATTTGGTAAGCTCGAATGACCAAAAACGAAAAACTTTTAGAGCTTGTCTTTCAATCCCTCGGACAAGCGACAATGTGTTGGGAGCCTATACCACACGGCGTTTTCGATTCGTCGGAATGCCAGCGAATCGGGTTAGAACTTGTGGGAGAAATTCATAAACTTTTTGAGTCATCCGATGAAGAAAATTCACAGGCTTAAATTATTTAGGAGCGTTTTTGGCGTTTCTCGGATTTCGGTTTGCGGCGTTCACAATAAAACATACGCTTATACCGCCGTAAACTCATGGCGAAGAGTCACTTGCGAAAGATGCCTCGCGAAAAGGGAGCACAGAAAATGATTGGCCTTATCGCGAAAATAATCCTGAGCGTGATCGGATTCTATTTCCTTTCGCTGCTCGCCCGGGTATTCAAATTTTTCCGACTGGATGGGCCAGTCGGGAAACCAACGAAAAAACGAACCAAAAAGAGAAAGAGAAAAACATGGGACAAATGAGCTTTGAGGAAAAGAAAGTCACGGGGCGGCAATGCCCTGAGTTTCGCGTGAGCTTTGAGAATATCCACAAGCCCCGCGCGTTCAAAGAAGGGATGGAAGCCAAGTACAGCGTGACCATGCTGTTCCCGAAAAACGCGGATCTCAAGGAACTCAAGCGAGCGGCGGCCAATGCGGCGAGTGAGAAATGGGGCGACGACAAAAGCCGTTGGCCCAAGAACCTCAAAACGCCGTTTCGCAACGGCGACAAGGAATCGGATCAAGAGGATTACGCCGGGAAGATTTTTGTCAGGGCGTCGTCGAAGGAAAAGCCCGCCTTGGTTGACCAAAAGCTAGACCCGATTCCGAGCGATGAGAACGGGCGCGCGGTTTTTTACTCGGGCTGTTATGCCCGAGCGTCCTTGGTCGCGTTTGCTTACGACACGCAAGGCAATCGTGGGATATCGTTTTCGGTTATGTCGGTCCAGAAAACGCGCGACGGCGAACGCTTTGGCGGACGGCGCTCGGCGGTTGACGAATTCGACGCGGTCGAAGATTCTTCCGAAAAAGAATCCTCCTATGAGTCGAGCGACGATTCCGATTCCTTTGGCCTGTAATACGGGCTAAACAAGTTTCCGGCCCCCGTGCCCCAGAAACACGGGGGCCGGAAGCATCAAACGATCAGGGGCGAACGATGCGGACCATTCCCGCGCGCTGCAAACGCGGCCACGAATTTTCAGAGAAGAATACATATTTCCACCGGGGCCGCCAAATTTGCCGCCGTTGCGCGGCCATGCGACAAACGTTATACAAGCGGGGCGAGAAACTCGGGCGCGCGAATGACTTGCGCCACAAAGAAAACGAACGGGCCAGCGTATGAGGTTTTGCGTCCTTGATTTCGAAACGCGCTCCGAAGCCGACCTAAAAGCGGTCGGGGCTTACGAGTACGCCGTTCATCCGACGACCGAAATTATTTGCGCCGCTTGGCGGATCGGGACGCGGGAGAGTATTGAGCGCGCGCCGATCTCGGCTTGGTCGCCCTTCATCTGGCTGGACGGAGTCGCGGAAAATCGGAAACTCGCGGAGCTTGCGGCGGTTATGGCCGACCCGTCCGTTCGCATGGTCGCTCATAACGCTTTTTTCGAGCAAGTCATTACGCGCTTTGTGCTTCCGAAATACCTGAAGCGCCCGCTCCCGGATCTCCCGCCCGCGCGCTGGCAGTGTACCGCCGCGCAAGCGGCGGCGCTTGCCATCCCGCGAAACTTGGAAGGGGCTTGTCAAGCGATGGGGCTTCCCGTTCAAAAAGATATGGTCGGGCGAAAGCTCATTCTGAAACATTGCAAACCGCGTAAGGCGACCAAGAATAACCAAGACAAATGGCATGAGCTTTCTCCTGACTTGCACCGGCTTATTCATTACTGCGCGACCGATATCGACGCCGAAACCGGGCTTCTCCTTTCGACGCCGGAATTGACCGAGAACGAACGGGCCGTTTGGCTTCTTGATCAGGAAATAAACTGGCGCGGGTTTTGCGTTGACCGTCCGCTTGTCGGGAAAATCTTGGGCATGATCGGAGAAGAAACCCGCTCGCTCAACGAAGCGATCTCGGATTTGACCGGGCTTTTCACAGCCGGACAACGCGACGAACTTCTGGGATGGCTCAAGGGCCGGGGGCTCGATCTCCCGGACCTTCGGGCGAAAACGGTTTTGGACGCGCTCGCGGCCGGGGGGCTCACGCCGAAAACAAGGCGCGCGCTTGAAATCAGGCAAGATGCATCGAAAACGAGTACGGCCAAGTATCGCGCATTTTTGGATCGCTCGGAATCAAATGGGCGGATCCGCGATATTTTGGTTTACCACGCCGCATCGACCGGGCGCTGGAGCGGGGCGGGCGTCCAGCCCCAAAACTTCCCGCGCGGGACGATCAAGGATACCGAAACCGCCGTCGCGTTGGTCGACCAAGGCGGGCTTGAGTCGGCGCGGTTTTTCTACGGCCGCCCGATGGAAACCTTTTCGAGCTGCTTGCGCTCGATGATCGTCCCGACGCTCGGGAGCGAATTCGTTTGCGCGGATTATAACGCAATCGAAGCGCGCGTTTTGTTTTGGCTCGCGGACCATACCGCCGGGATTAGACTTTGGGAAAGCGGGGCCGATCTATACCGCGAAATGGCGGCGCGGATCTTCGGCGTCCCGGTCGAGAAAGTGACCGACGCCCAACGCTGGCTTGGGAAAACCACAATTCTCGGATGCGGATACGGTATGGGGCCGGTGAAGTTCTTCCGCGCTTGCCGTGACCAAGGGCAAGCCGTGACCGAGGAACTCGCGAAAGCGGCCGTAAAAGTGTACCGCTCCGAGCATGAGCCGGTCGTCGCCCTTTGGAAGAATGTCGAGCGCGCCGCTTGCCGCGCCGTGATCGCCAGAAACCGAACGGGCCGGTCTGAAAGTTTCGTCGCCGGACGCTGCGAATGGTTCGCCGACCGGGATTTTTTATGGTGCAAGCTCCCAAGCGGACGGCGGCTCGCGTTCAAAAACCCGAGCGTTAGATTCGAGGAAACGCCTTGGGGCGAGCCCGCCCCGAAACTCTACCATTACGGGCTTAATAGCGTGACACGCAAATGGGAAGAGAGCGCGACTTACGGCGGGAAACTTGTCGAGAATATCGACCAAGCCATTTCGCGCGATATCATGGCCCATGCAATGCTGAACGTGTCAGGACGTGGGTACGCTATTGTGCTTTCGGTACATGACGAACTCTTGGCCGAGCAGCGGCCCGGGCGACCACTAGGGGAATTTGAAAACGCCATGGTCGATTTGCCCGAATGGGCTCAAGGATGCCCGGTGAAAGCGTCCGGCTGGACGGGAAAGAGGTACAGGAAATGAGCGTGAAAAAGAAAACGGTAATTCAAAACTGCTCGAAATGCGGCGAGTCGTTCGGGATCGCATGGGTTTCGGCCCGGGAGTTTCGCCAGTATTGGACGACCGAGAAGCGGGAGCGGTTTCGGTTTACTTGCGCCAAATGTTGCGATTTCAAGAAAAGCCCCTTACCATTGAATGCGGATGGCAAGGAAAACGGAAAAGGAAAAGTCGTTTAATCGAAACGCGAGCCGTGAAATTCCCTGCGGGAATATCTGCCCAAAGCGCGCCAAGGTCGTGGACGCCATCATAAGGCGGCTTGACCGAGAAGAGAAAGCGGCGCTTCTCATTCAACGAAAATCGACGTCCCGGGCGACCATCCCGGAACCGACGCGGGCGACTGAGCCGGTTCCGCCTTCCGCCCCGACCGCTTCGGAAGCATCAACCGACGACGCGCCATAAGCTCGGCATAGTCCTTAAAATCAGTGCACGCGCAATCGGGCTCGGCGAATGAGCCCGCGTCATAACCAAGGAAATGACAAGCGACGTTGCATTCGGCCGTTTTAACGGGATCGGCCGCCGCGACTAGGGCGGCGGCAAGAATCGCCAGCGATTCAAACTTCAATCGTTTTTCCCCGAAATTGAATTTTTCCGGGCTCGATCACGGCCGCGATCTCGGGCCAAAGAAGCTGGCCCCCTTGGAATGTGAGAACGACAAAGCCCGACCGATGATTGAGCGGATTACCTTCGGTATAGTTCGCGTGCGGGCCATCGGGTTCCTCAAGCGTCCCGGTGTCGATACCGTACCGCGTCCCGTTGTAATCCGAAAACGGCGTAACTTTGAGCGAATGCAAATGCCCCGTGACCATGGTCATCCCGGCATGGAGCGTGTTTTGGTATGTCGCGTGGACGCCGCCCTTGAAGCGATGTTTGACGACGACTTTTGAGTTGAGCCAAAGCGACCAACAAATGCGCCAGTCGGGGAAATGATCGGCGAGCCTGAAGCCCGCGACGCCCCGATACTCCGGGACCATGGCGCTCAATTTGGATTCAAACCGGGCGTCATGGTTTCCTAAACACCATACGCGCTCGGAAGCGGGAGCGGCTTTCTTGACTTCCTCAAGCCGCTCATCGACGGCCTCGAATTCTTGGCGAACATTCGGCCGCTCGCCTTCCCACATAATTTCGGGATGACGCCCGTTCCGAGTTCCGTTGGTCACGTCGCCGTTTAAGACGACGATTTTCGGCGCAAGCTCGCGCGCGAGTTTCACGAACCCCCGGTGCGCGGTCGTCGCGCGATCCGGGAAATAGTGGCAATCGGAACCAATGAGAACCACGCCGTCCACGACTGAAAGCTCTATTCGTTTCCCGTATCCCGACGCGAGCCCTTCCGAGATTTCCTTCGGGCTTCGGATCGGGACGCCTTCGGCTTTTTCGATGTTTCTTCGACGGCTGAAAACAGCGGTCGGAGTCGAGCCCGTCGCTTCGGCCACGCCATACGGCCCGAGAGTTTCGAAAAGCCGTCTGAATTCTTCCGCCGTGGTTTTCGCTTTTGCCACGAATCAGCCCGCCCGCTTCCGGCGGCGCTGATAATAAGAACACATATCCCAGCATTCGGCGTATTCTTGCGTCATAATTTCACCGTCCTTGTGAAATGATTTGGTCTATTTTCTGCTCGATCCGCTCCAACCGTTGCGAGTCAATCCCGCGAATTTCTTTCAAATGGTTCTCGCGCTGCTCGGCCGCCGCGACCGTTTCAAAATTCTGGTACATAAAAACAGTTACGCCGACGCCCGCGCTCATCGCGGAAAGCATGACGCTCGCGACCCATTTGATCCATTCCGGGATGTTTTTTTCCCGCGTCATACGCCCCCGCTGCGATTCAAGTTCAAGCTCCCACGAATGGGTATGGGGGGCGAATCGCGCCCAAGTAATCTGACCGGATGCTCACGGGCCTGAGTCGCACGAAAGCGTTTCGCTCGCTCGCGAGATCGACCGTGACCGTCGAGGAATCCCCGCCGCCCGCTTCGAGCATGGTCAACCGATCCAGACAAAAACCAACGTGAGAAACCTTATTAATATTCTGACCGAAAAAAACGAGATCAGCAAATTGCCGAATCCCCGAAACTCCCGACGCATTTGGTAAGGAAAGAAGCCCTTGGGCGTTGGTTCGAAAGTTCCACGGGACCACGCCAGACGCCCGGAGAAGCTCGCAGACAAGCCCGGAGCAGTCGAAGCCTAGAAGGGGATCGTCGCCCCCGCCAAACGCCGCCCCGAAGCGGTACGGCGCTCCAATGAAGGATAGGGCGTAAGCCTTGAGAAGTTCCGGCGTCATGCCATGAGCCCCTATTCTGGGAGCGTCGCGTTAAGCAATTCCTCAAGCTCGGAGTCAACTATTCCGAAGAAACGCTGCGCTTCAGGTTTGCAGAAACTTAGGAATTCGAGCTGGCCCGAATCGAGTCGCCTATAAAAGCCGTAGTCCTTGAGCCTTGGCTCGCGCTCGCATAGGTCGGCGGGAAGCCCGTTGTTCAACCAAAAATGCGACCTAATTTCCTTTCGGGTCACGCACGCCGGGAAGAGAATCGCGAAGCTCGCCGCCAGCAATACCAGACGGCTTGCCCGCCCCGGGATTCCCGACCGCGTTTTCAATAGGCCGTTGGTCTTTCGTGTCGATTGCTTTTCTAATTGCATCGCGATTTTCTTCCCGCATTTGCCAAACCCGAAATTGAACCCAAAGAGCTGCGAACCGATCGATCATTGTCCAAATGATCGGAATCGCCTTGAAGACTGAAACGAGAAGCTCGATCATTTGAGCGGCTTGATCGACGCAATATAATCGACGGCGAAGATAAGTCCTTTCATCCATTTCGATTGCTCAATCGAATCAAGAACCGCGTCGTCGGTCGGGTTCGGAGTAAATACGACATAAGCACGGAGAACGGAAATCAGCGGCTTCATAACCACGCGAAGTGCCCCCATAAAAAAGACGACCGTCATCATGAGCGGATACTTCGCCACGATGGGCGCGAGAAAACCGCTCAAAGCCGAACCGATTCCAGCGAGATCAAGAAATTCCATGTAAGCCCCCTTGTTTGGTTTAGTTTACCACGCGATCAAAATATAACCGTTTGAGCCCGCGCCGCCCGCGCCGCCCGCGTTCGCGGTATTCTGGCA